GTTTGCGGTATCCAGCCGGCCGACGAGCGGCAACACTGGCTTTTCGTGGGCCTCGGTATCCGCCAGCTTCCCGACGATCCCGAACCGCCGGCCGACCTCCCGCCCTTTTTCGAGCCGCCCGAATGGCTGCGGCCGTTCCTAGTTGACGCTGCGGTCAAGTTAGACCAAGATGCGGCCGATTGTCCCTTTTGAGAGAGTAGAGGCTATGCAACCGATAGAATTGGCGCGGTGGGCGATGGCGGGGGGTTTTGCCGCGGCAATCGTCCTCGGCGTTGTCGCCGTGGCGCTCGCGATCGTGCAGAATTGGAGGCGCTGGTAATGGCGACGAAAGCAGATAACGAACGCGAATGGCGCCGGATGCTCGACGAGCACGCCTCGCATACGATGCACGGCGTAATCTCGATTTGCTCCGACCTCATCGCCAACTCTCGCGCGGGCGAATTGGTGGACGGCCGGCCCACGGTCGAAATCCATGGGCCCGACGGCGTATGGCGCCGATACCTCGTGCGACTGACCGAGGCGCCCAAGCCGTTGCCGTTCGATCCGGCCGACCTGCAGGGGTTGCGGCGGTGATCGTATGGCAAGATATCGCGGTGATGCCCGACTCCCTGAAAGATGGCCGAGAGGTGCTAGTCGGGTGGTGGGACCGCAATTGCGGCGGCACGGCGAACCCGCGGCCCGATGAATTTTCGGCCGTCGTCGTAACGTGGCGTACGCGAGGTACCTATTCCGATTGGTTTCTGGCGCTGGCGGGCGACCACGCCGAGGACGATAGCCTTTACACCGATCCGACGTATTACGCAGAGATAACCCCGCCATGACCGAGTACGGCACGCCCGCCGGGCTCGACGTGCGCCTGCGGAAATGGCGCGATACGCTTTGCACGACCCGCTCGCTCCCGTGGCTCGGGGCCGGGCTTATCAAAGATTTGGAGGTAACGGTGCAACTGCTCAACATGCGAGAATTTGCCGAATGGCTGCGCGACAAGGGCGACCCCGCGCACGCCCGGTTCGCCGAGGAAATCCTAGAGGCGCAGGACGCGTTGCGTATCGCGGGGTACGGCTCGCCCACGCTCGCCTCGAATATCGACGGCCTCGACGACGAAAACCGGCAGCACGAGGCGCAGGCGATGGTGCTGCAGGACGTGCGAAAGGTGCTCGTCGAGACGGGGGCGCTCGCCGCCGACGACCGCGACACGCCGCTGCCGCTGCTCGTGCGGGCGCTGCTGTCGTGAATTCCCGGTTTCCCAATTCGCCGCGTGCGCGGACATTCGAGCAATACCGGCGCCGAGTGCTGCCCTCTCAACTTGCGCTTGCCCGCCGGAAATATCGGGCGCTCGTCGCCGAAGCGAGGCGAGAAGGCCGCGCCGATTTATTGGAGTCCGGGGAATGAGCGGATCGCACGTACGCAAGGCGTTCGCCAGCAAAGGCGACGACACGACCCTAAGCCGATGGGTGAAAACGCGCGCTAAGGTCGACCCCGCGCAAGGGCAGTTGCTCGCCAGCCCCCGCGTGATCGACCCCAAACTGCTGCGCCGGCCGGCCGTGGTGGCGGGGCGCTCGATATTTCACGCTAAGGGCGTTCGGCCCTCGTTGTCCGCACGCCCGGCAAGCCCTATGCTCAATTCCACCTCAACGCCGACGGCCTCGCCGTGAAGGCCGTAATTCAGGAAGCCCGATAATGCCAGCAACGCACGCACGCACGCCGGATATGGCGCACCAAGCCCTCGTACACGATGTGCACGACGTGCTCGGCCGTTACCCGGGTATGCCAAAAATCGAGCAAATGGCGATGCTCGCGCAGGTCATGGGGCAAATGATCGCAGAAATTCCCGAGGGCTCGTACGGGACGGGCGAGGTCATGCAGGCAATCGCGCTCAACATCGCGGCCGGCAACGACGCGACCGCGCGCAGCATTTCGTCGGCCATTCAGGGCGCGAAGGGCAACTAACCCGTGACCGGCTATACGCGCGAGCAGCAGGCCCGCCTTGGCGAACTGGCGGAACGTAAGCGTCAACTCGACGAGCACGCGGCCGTCGTCATCATGCAGACGAAACAGGCGATGCGCGAGGCGGGCGAGCCGGTGCGGGAAGATTACCCAAGCCGTGCCGCCTATCGCACCGCGCATTCCCAATGGCGAAAGGGCCGCAATTGAAACAGGTAACGGTGCTCGATCACGCCGAGGTCGTATTGACCGACGACGGGTGCTTTTCGCGGTTCGGGGACGGCACGACGTGGGGCGCGCTGCCGCACGACACGCCGCATTACGACGAAATCGCCAAGCGATGCGGGTATTTTCCCGATAGTCCGTTTCCGCTTTATTCGAAGCGCAAGGCCGCCCGGCTCGCCTATTGTCGCGAGCACGAGGTATTTCATCACGTCGTCGGCGCCGTGTTCTATTTCGGGCCGTCGCCGGTCCTATGGAAACTCGCGCATGGCGAACCGGTCGACGAGAAATACGCGGCGCTCGAGGAGGCAACGGTAATGGCCCTGCAGCGGTGGGTACGCGCGGGCGAGCGGCCGATTATCGGCGGGGTCGATTGGGACGCGCTCAAAGCGCAGTGCTTGGCGCTGCTCGACGGATGACCGATCCTTGCGACGCAATGCCCGCTCACGTGGCGCGGCGATGGGCGGGCGAACGCGCGTGCGGCCACCCCCTCGGCCTCGATCCCGCTTGCCCGGGCTGTCTCGCCAACGTATTTGACGGCTCGGTTGATCGTGACGCGCGACGGCGGGCAATCGACATTACGGCCGAGCCGGTTTCGCGTGGTCGGCAAGTGCCGCGGCATCCGGGTTGCCCGTGACCTTCGATTTCCGCAACCCCGACTACCGAGAGGTTTTCGCGCAGCGCGCCGATCGCTTGGCTTGGCTGCGTGACGACCCGACCGGCGAGCGCCCGATTATTGGCGGGGTTGATTGGGACGCCCTGAAAACCCGCTGTCTCGACCTGCTCGACGCATGACCGAGCGCACGCCCTGCGCGGTGCCCGGCTGCGGCCGGTCGACGAAAGACACGTACGACGAATGGCTATGCCCTAAGCATTGGCCGCTCGTGCCCCGGGCGTGGCGCAGGGCGTATTCGCGGGCAAAGGCGCAGGCCCGGCGGTTCGGGGTATGGACGCCGCGCGCCGACCGGCTATGGCGTGCGTGCAAGCGGGCGGCCGGGGCATGATGACCCCGCGCAAATGGTGGTCGGTCGCGCTGCTCAACAAGCGGCGCTCGTGGGCGCCTTGGTTTCGGCGCCGCGTCGGGGTACGACACGGGCTATGACGCCAACCCCGTTCGATTTCCGCAACCCCGATTATCGCGAGGTTTTCGCGCAGCGCGCCGAGCGCCTGCAATGGCTGCGTGACGACCCGACCGGCGAGCGCCTTACGAACGTGCGGGCGTTCTACGCGACCAACGAGGGCATAGCGCATTTTATCAACGATTGGGGCATGACATTCGACCCGCGCAACGCCGACGTGGGGCTGCCGACTATCATTCCGCTTATTCTGTTCCCGAAACAATGGGAATTCATCGCTTGGAGCCTCGACCTATGGCGGCGACGCGAGCCCGGCGCGGCCGAGAAATCCCGCGATTTCGGCCTGTCATGGCTAGCGGTTGCTATGTCGGCGTCGCTTTGCCTCTTTCGCGAGGGCCTGCAAATCGGGTTCGGATCGCGCAAAGAGGAATACGTCGACTCGACTAAAAGCCCCAAGGCGCTGTTCTGGAAGGGCCGGCAATTCCTATCGCTGCTCCCCGCTGAATTCCGCAACGGGTGGTCGCTGAAAGACGCCGCGCATATGCGGATCGACTTTCCCGCGACCGGCTCCGTGATGACGGGCGAGGCCGGCGACAACATCGGCCGCGGCGACCGCGCGAGCATCTATTGGACCGACGAGGACGCGCACCTAGAGCGGCCGCAGCTTATCGAGGCGTCGCTGTCGCAGACGACCAATTGCCGTATTCGGATTTCGACACCCAAGGGCCGCGCGAACCCCTTTGCCATCAAACGCCACGACCCCGAATGGATCGCGCGCGGGCGGATATTCACGGCGCATTGGCGTGACGACCCGCGCAAGGATGACGAATGGTACGAGCGGCAGCAGCGCGACCTCGATAGCATCACGCTCGCGCAGGAGGTCGACCTATCGTACGACGCCTCGGCCGTCGGTATCGTCATTCCGCAGGCGTGGGTGCAGTCGTGTATCGACCTGCACAAAAAGCTAGGTTTCGAGGTGCGCGGCGCGCGCGTGGGCGCGTACGACCCGGCCGACGAGGGCGACGCCTGCGCGTTCGCCGACGCAACGGGGGTGCTTGTAAATTCCGTTACCTCGTGGTCGGGCAAGGGGTCCGACACGCTCGCCTCGACGCAAAAGGTATTCGCCCTTTGCGACGTGCTCGGTATCGACGAATTCGATTACGACTCCGACGGCCTCGGCGCGGGCGTGCGGGGCGACGCGCGCAGCATCAACGAGGGCCGCAAGCTGAAAATCGACGCACGCGCCTACCGCGGGTCGGGCGCCGTCGCCAATCCCGACAAGCCGATACCGGACGCCGCGCCGCGCAACGAGAAAAAGCTGCCGGGCGAGGTCGTGCGCCTCAACGCCGACTATTTCGAGAATGCCAAGGCGCAGGCGTGGTTCGAAACTCGCGCCCGGTTCCAGCGCGGGCACCGGGCCCTGCAAATGCACCTGCGCGGCGAGGATTGGCGCACCGCCTACCCGCCCGACGACCTGATTTCGCTTAACTCGGCGATGCCCGAACTTGGCGCGCTTTGTCCGCAGTTATCGCAGGCGACGTTCACGCAATCGAAGGCGGGCAAAATGATGATCGACAAAACGCCCGACGGCGGCCAATCGCCGAACCACGCGGATTCAGTCGTCATCCGGTACGCGCCGGCTCGCAAGCGCGGGAAGGCGTACAAATGGGATGCGTGGAGAACCTGAAATCTGCCAGCCCCGGCGCCCCGCGCAGGGCGGGGGTGCGCGCCCCCAAGCCGGGGCCGACCCATCTGCGCATATCGCGCATTGCGCGGGGAGGCAACCCCGTGATAACCCCCGCGCATGAAGCTGCAAAACATTCGGGATGGCCTAGCCAACCTTTATAGCCGGCTCGGTACCGGTGCCGACCGCAATACGCAGTCGATTTACACGGTACCGGTCGTCTCGCAGCCGCAGGCCGAGGCCGCCTATCGCTCGTCGTGGCTTACCCGCAAGGTGCACGACCTGCCCCCATTCGAAATGACGCGTGAGGGGCGCCGGTGGCAGGCGACGAAAGAGCAAATCGAAGCGCTCGAGCAATACGAGCAGCGTATGAACCTTTGGCCGAAGCTGCGCCACGCGCTCACGGTGGCGCGGCTGCACGGCGGGTCGGCGCTTATAGCGGGCGTGCGGTCGGGGGGCAATGCCGACCCGTCGCAGCCGCTCGACGTTACCCGCATCGGCAAGGATGGCCTGCGGTACCTGATCGTCGCCAGCAAGCACCAATTGTCTGCGCCGCAGGGCATGGAATTGGACCCGGAAAGCGATTTCTACATGCAGCCGGCCATGTACGAAATGCGCGGCAAGGCCGGCGGCCGTGTGAATATCCATCCTTCGCGCGTGTTTCCGTTCCACGGCAAATCGCTGCCGCCCGGCATGCTGTCAATGTCGGCGTGGGACGCGTTTTTCGGCGACCCGCTGCTCGTCTCGATCAAATCGGCAATCGACAACGCCGAGACGGTGCAGGCCGCAGTCGCAACGTTGCTGCACGAAATGAAGCAAGACGTAATCACCATTCCCGGCTTGACCGAACAAATCGGTACCGAGGAGAGCGAGGCACTTATTGCCGCGCGCGTCGAGGCCGTGGGCCGCTTCAAATCGATGTTTAACGCCCTGCTGCTCGACGGCGGCGACGAGGAGGGGAACGGGAAAGAGGAATGGGAGACGCGGCAGCTTTCGTTCGCGCAGCACCCGGAACTGCTACGCCAATTTCTAAGCGTCGTGGGCGGCGCGGCGGATATTCCCGGCACCCGCCTTATGGGCGAAAGCCCGGGCGGCATGAATTCGACCGGCAAGGGCGAACAGGACGATTTTGACCGCATGATCGGCGCGCAGCAGGGGGCCGAAATTAAGCCGCAGCTAGTGCGCCTCGACGACTTGCTTATTCGCGCGGCGCTCGGCACCCGACCGCCCGAAATCGTATGGAATTTCGCGCCGCTGCGCCCGGTCGATCAGGCGGCTGCGGCCACGGTCGAAAAGCAAGAGGCCGAGACGGTCACGCAATACGCTAGCTCGGCGCTTATCCCCTCGAGCGCGCTCGCGAAGGCCGTGCAAAATCGGCTCGTGGAGAGCGGGCGGTGGCCGGGCCTCGACAAGGCGCTCGAGGAAGCCGAGGCCGCCGGCAAGCTGCCTCCCAAGGTGGCGGGCGAGGAAGATAACGGCGCGGAACCGGCGCCCGAGCCTGCGGCGAACGATAACGACCTGCAGCAGCAGGCCGAGGCGCTGGCGAAGCGCGGCACTGTGACGCGCGACCAAGCCATTGCGCTTATCGCCGACGCCGCGCCGCGCTCGCTTTACGTGCACCGAAAGCTGCTCAACGGGGCGGAATTCATCGCGTGGGCGAAAAATGCCGGGTTCGAAACCACGACCCCCGCCGACGAATTGCACGTGACCATCGCCTATAGCCGCGCGGCGGTCGATTGGATTAAGGCCGGCGGCGAGTCGTGGGGCAGCGACGACGACGGCAATCTGCGTATCGCGCCGGGCGGGCCGCGCCTCGTCGAACCTCTCGGCGATAAGGGCGCGGTCGTGCTGCTGTTCGCCTCGCCGCGTCTGTCGTGGCGGCACGAGGATATCAAGCGCGAGGCGGGCGCGGCGTCCGATTATGACGACTATCAGCCGCACGTCACCATCACGTACAAAAAGCCGGACGGGCTCGACCTTCGCACAATCGAGCCCTATCGCGGGGCGCTCGAATTCGGGCCGGAAATTTTCGAGGAAATTACGGACAATTGGTCCGGCAACGTAGACGAGGTGTAAGCCATGACGATTCAAATCGACGACCTGAGCGCAAACGCCATGCTCGACGCGTGGGAGGCCCATGTGGGCCCGAGCCCGACGCTCGAAATCCGCAGCGGCCCGGCGCCGGCGAACACGGCTGCCGCGGCGCAGGGCACGGTGCTCGCCTTGGTCGCCCTGCCCGCCGATTGGCTTGGCAACGCGGCCGGCCGCAGCAAGGCGAAGTCGGGGACGTGGGAGGATCAATCCGCCGACGCCTCGGGAACCGCGGCGCACTATCGCATCCTGTCGAGCGGCGGCGTCTGCAAGCTGCAGGGAACCGTGACCGCGACCGGCGGCGGCGGGGATATGACCGTCGATAACACCGTTTTCGCGGCCGGGCAGGGCTTTACGGTCACGTCGTGGGCCATTTCGATGCCGAACAACGCGTAAGGAATCGAGCCGGTGGCGACACGACTTTGGACGCCCGCCGATATGGTCGGCGTCACCGGCTTAGAATACACGGATAGCACTAAGTCCGTCACGACGAGTGACGGCACGTTTGCGGCGGGCACGCCCGTTACCGGAGTCATGGCGCAGCGACCTGAGGGGGGAACCGCGACCGCGGTAGTTTCTTTCCGAGACGATTTTCGGCCGGTAATCGGGGCACTTAATGGCAAGCAAGCCATCACCTTTGATACGGCAACCCGCCAGTTAGATATCCCGACCAAAACTAATTTACCTTCGGGAGACGGTGACAAGTTTTGGTTTAGTGTTGATAAAATAGACGAAACACGAACCGACGACCGTTATACTTGGGGGTATGGAGGGACTAACGGGTCGGGCGTTGCGTATCGAATGCGCCAAGGGGCTATCCCTTATTCTGATATTGGTTCAGTCGGCTATTCGATTGGGACGGTAGCTATTGCAGCGACCGGAATTTCGATCATTTCAGAACAGTATACTAAGTCGGACACAACAAGCCGAGCTTCCTATAATGGCGGCGCATGGGCGGCGTATGTACGCGCGCGCAATACCTCGCTCTCGCAATCGGCGCATTTCGGCAACTGGCCTGTCTATGGAAACGGAACGAACCACCGCAAACTTCGTCGCGGGTGGGGAAACGGTACGCCATCGGCAGACGATTGGGCGCGGCTCCAAGGGTGGGCGTCGTGGGACACGGGGGATAATGGCGCCTCCCTTGTCGCGGGGCACCCCTATAAAAATGCGGCACCCACGGTAACGGACGGCGCGACCGCTATTTCCGGGTCGGGGACGGCATCGTTCGGTCCCTTAGCGAGCGCGGCGACGGCGAAAGTTGCGTTGCGCGCCAGCGCTGCAGCAGCATTTGCACCGCTTTCCGGGTCCGCGTCGGGGCAACTAGCAATCCGCAGCACTGGCGCGGGCGTGCTCGGCCCGCTTGTATCGTCGGGAGCTTCGCGCCTCGCCCTACGCGCTGCCGGCGCGGCGGCGTTCGGCCCGCTCACGAGTGGCAGCGGCGCCCGCGTGGCCGTGCGGGCGACCGCGGCGGGGGCGTTTGGTCCGCTCGGCTCGGCGTCCTCGGGCAAGGTCGCGTTGCACGGCGCGGGAGCCGCGTCGTTTGGTCCGCTTGTCGGTACAAGCTCGTCGGGCAGTCGCCCGTCGGCGTATGCGGCCGCGGCGGCCAGCTTCGCGCCCCTTCGAGGTACCGCAACCGCCCGTGTGGCCATTCGTGGCGCGGGCGCCGGGGTGTTCGGCCCGCTCGGGGGCAGTAGCGACACGCGGGTTCGTATCTCTGGCGCCGGCGTTGCCCGCCTCGGCGCGCTCATCGGCGCGGGGCGTGCGCAGACGCCGATATATGCTCGGCAGGTCGCCGCGCTGGCGCCCATTGTCGGCGCATCGTATGGCCGCCACCCGGTGCGGGGAGCGGCGTCGGGCGTGCTCGGCCCGCTCGTGGGGGCGTCGGGCGGCCGGTCGGACGCGGGAGACATCCGCGCCGACCCATGCCGGACGCTTACGGCTATCCCGCAAAACCGATATTTG